TCTTGAGCCCAATGCTCGTCTCTTGGATAATATACTTGATCAGATTCAAATATTGGAGCACAGGCGTTGACCCGTGAGTGTTTGTCCTGGCCTCTTCCTGGTGTGTAATCCATAACAGGAATACCCATTCTTCTTAATTCTTGTAATAAACTTTGTCCACTTGCTTTAGCCTCAATTATAATTGTCTCTGGTTGCCAATATTTATATTGGTCGAGGGCAACCATTTTTAATTCTGGAAAATCCCATTTACCTTTGATCGCATCAATTAACATAATAGCATCAGGCCCTGATTCGTGAGGCGTGAATATTCCCCATGTAGTAATGGCTGAATAGTCGGCAGTTTCTTTTTTACTGAACGCAGTATCATAAGATTGAATAACATGTTTTAACGCAGGAATATCCTTGGTCCACGGCTGCCACCATTCTCTTTTAAGAATTGCTCCTTCTTCTGAAGTTGGATTTTGCATGTACTGTGCAGACCAATTTCTAATTGATATAGACGCTTTAACTTTTTCTAGTTCTTCTAGGTTCCAATATTCAGGCCACACGGGTTGTAAGTTATCTTCCTCTCCTAATAGAGCTGGAAAAGAAATTGTTTCCCATTGGTCTGACTTAGGTTCATTTTGTGCTTTGATTAATCTACCGGTCAAATCATCTTGAGCCCACCTTGTCATTACAAGTACAATAGAGCCTCCTGGTTGTAGACGTTGTCTTGGTCCAGATAGGTACCAATCAAAAGTTCTCTCCATTGCACTATCGGACATTGAGTCTTGCTCCGTGTGTGGATCATCGATAATAAGTAAGTCCGCCCCTCGTCCTGTGATAGAACCGCCAACACCCGCTGCAAAGTATTCCCCACCTTGATTGGTCTCCCAACGTCCTTTTGCCTTACTATCTTCTCTTAGTCTAACATCTCCAAAGATCTGTTTATACTCCGCACTGTCAATTAAGTTTCTTACCTTCGCACCGAACCTTCCTGAAAGTTCTGCGTTGTGAGATACCTGCATAATTTTCATCTTAGGATTCTTTCCAATCATCCAAGCAGGAAAGTATATGGATGCAAATTCTGATTTAGTATGTCTAGGAGGCATATTCACTATGAGCCTTCCTTTTTTATTTTTTGATATGTTAGTAAATTCGTGAGCAATGTGTTGGTGATGGCCCCACTTATCAGGATCACTATCAGTTCTACAAATGAAATCTGGCCAAACATTCTTTACAAAATACAAGAAGTTGTCCTGACATAATTTTATATGTTTTAACCATACTTTTTCGAGCCTCTCTCGTAATTGATCGGTGGTCAATAAATCTGTATCAGTCATCTATATTTACTATACTCTCGGGTCCCCTTAAAAGCTACCCCCTAATTCTACAAGGCCATACTACTTCTATCTGTCATAGCAAGTAAAGGTAAAGTTAGTAAACTATTAGAAAAAAAACGTCAAAAAATGACAAAATAAAAATTTCTATTTTTAGAAATCGACTGGTACCTCTATGAGGTGTCCAGGCCCGAAGGCCTGGACTAGGGAAACTTTAAGCGCTAGCCTTTAGCTTAGCTTTACCGATAGCAATTGAACGCTTGACATCTTTTATAAAGTTATCGAATGCGTATTGTTTAAAGATGGTCCACGCTTCACGTGCTTCGCATGGTGTACCAATTGACGATGCCATCAGTTTACACTTCTCATTATGGTCCGTGTTAAATACTGCATGACATAACTCATGAAGTGTAACATGAAGTAAATAGTTATAACCTCTATCAATTGCTTTTTCAGTAATCCAAATGCTTAGGTTACCGCCAACACCTAAAACGTTTTCATGTCCTTTAGCTGGTGTACCTATTCTAACATTTATTCTAGGTAAATCTATTCTTTGTCTTTTAGCTTCATATAAAATGTCAATTACTTTACGTCTTAAAATAAAAGTTGCATCATTCATTTTATTATTATTTATGTGTTTTGTTTTCATTTTATTTTCCCTTTTTGTTAGTTTGTTCATGCTGTTAATCTATCCCATCTAAATAAGATAAGCAAGAACTTATTATGTCTTTATTGTCGCACCCCGCCACAACCTGAGGTTGTGGCGAGCTCCAGACCCTTTAAGCTTTTTTTTCTTTGTCCTCTTCGGCTAATGTTTTAACAAGATTCAATTCGCATTCCATCTCAAATAATTTTTTTGAAAAATAGAAGTAATCGCCTACTGTTAAATTTTTAGGCCTTGCAAACTGTATACGCACTGGACCATCACCCACGGTGATGAAGTCAACGTCTTTAAAGTCCGCTGGGTTGTATTTTTTATTATTCATTTTGTTTTCCCTTTTGTTAGTTATATGTTTCACGTGAAACATATAACCCTTATATCCCATCTAGATAAGATAGTCAAGTACTATATTGTCGCACCTACATTAGAATCATTCTAAGCTAGTAGAACAATAATAGCCAGGAATGCTAATAACGGTATAGGATAGAATACCAGTATCCGCACCAGGAAGGCCAAAAAACCATCCATTATAAACCCGCCTTTTTAAATTTCTTTTTGCCGTAGGTTTTCACCTTCTCAACTATCACGGCTGGCGTGTCCAGCTTATAACATAATAAACAATCTTTACATTTTTGGCCCGTACAGTTTTGCCGGTCCTGATGCTGCGACTCAGGGACGGTAGAAAATGTTTTGTCAAAGTATGGCGGGATCTTATCCAATATATGATTGATACGTGGCGTTGAATAAATCAAAATAAAATTCTTAGGCTTATCATTTTTTTTGAAGTACTTCGCTACTATGTCATATCTTTTAGTCCATAAGCTGAAGTTACAGTGCGGGTTTTTAATCGCGATATTTACGTAATTAATTAAATTGATTTCATTAATTAATTCACCGTGAGCGTTGAAGCGAAAAAATGCGCTGTTGATTACTGGCAGCCCATCAGGATGCAAGACCCGATCGGCCAGCAACTCAGTGTTACGCTGCAAGGCTGGCGCCATGTTTTTCCTAAATGTTTTTAGCATCTCATTCGAATAACAGAACGTGCAAATATTATTCGGATCTTGTTTATTATAATTTTTATTACAATAAGCATTAGTTACCGTATTGGTGCTGATGGCCTGGAAGCCTTCCAGCTTCCCGGTCATTCTAGATATATGAATCATGAGCCGTTCCCTTCATATATTTCTTTAAGGTCCTGAAGGTCCGCCCCGTCATCGCTGAAGTCGCTACGACTCAGGCCGAGACCAGCTGCAATCATTGCTTCATCTAATTGTTTAGGTGTAAGCTTATCGATTACACTTGTATCAATTGCTTTTTTAAAGCCGAACGGGTCGTTATTTTTTTTAGTCATTTTTATTTCCTATAGTTAGTTAATGCATCTTATTAACATGGGATAGCTTTATTTGTCAAATCTTTTTTAAATTATTTTTTATTATTTTTATTCTTTATATATAGAGCCTGGCCCCTGGTCCTGAAGAGATCTAAAAAAAAATAAAGGCAAATCAATAAGGCGAAAAATTCCCACATACAATCTCAAAGTTTACACGCATATAAAGATAAATAAAAAAACGAAAAAACCTCACATGCAATCTCAAAGTTTACGCATGTATAAAGGTAAATAAGAAAAAGGAAAAACACCACATGCAATCTCAAAGTTTACGCACAACGAAGTTGTGCGTAAAGAAAAAGCGTGAAGCATGGTTATTGCGTCAAGAATTTTATTGCGTCAATCAATTTTAAAGATGAGTAAACAAGGACAATGGTTCTCGGCTCACGAACCACGAATATTTGGTATTCTGAGAGTGCTCTTTGTGAGAGGCTCTCTCGCAAGATAAATGATTGTCCACCATTTTTATAATGGGTTAAATGCCAGTTAATTTGGTACTTTGATAAACCAATATTCTTGACATCATTTGACTTGAGCTCAATCCAAATACTTTTGTTATTTATCAACCAATAAACATCTGGAATTCCATTAATTGTGCTTGATTCTATACGAAATAATTGACCTTTTAATTTAAGTAATTTTATTCTTTTCCAGAGGTTATTTTCTGATTTTTTCATTATGTTATTAGGTCAATAACATAAAAAAAGAGGCAACTCCAGTCTCCCTTTGTTGCCTCTCTAATCAAAATAATTGGTTGTCGGTGTATCCCAATTATTAAGAATTTTTTAAGCTCTATTCATTACTCTCAATGACAATGTAATACCACCAAGAGATAATAAGAAGCCAGTCCAAGCGTCAAAACTAAATAAAATTATGACACCCAAAAAGGCTATTGTAAAGCTGATTAATATTAAGAATATATGAAGTGCAATATCCATTATTTGACTATCTTTGTTTTAAGTTCAACGCTTTCACCCTCAACAATATATTTTTTATATAAATGTGGGTGTTGTTCTTTGAAAGATTTAACATCAAATCTAGTTGTGCCTTTTTTGGCAATCTCTATATAATAAGATTTAGATTTATATTTGTTAATTATAGAACCACCAAAACTATCAACAATTTGTAGAGCTTCTTCTTTTACATCTACCCAAGTTTTATTAAATAGTTTTCTTTGATCGTTTAACTCACACGCTTTGAATAATTTTACATTTTCAATAAGTGAAAGTGTTTTTGTTTTTTTTAATTGTACTACTTTTTGTGTTGTCATTTGATTTACCTCTTTGTTAAGTTGTTTTTTTATGTTTAACACTCCCCCAATTTAATGGGATATAATGAGAAGTCAAGAACTATTTTAAATTATTTAAGTCTTTTTTAGACAAAGTAATTGTTCTATGATTACTTACACATTTAAAGGAAATATTGTCATCAATGAATAAATCAACATCACTATTATATAGTGATTTAATTCTTTTAAGTATTACTGGGCTATCACTCATAAACTCATTTGTTCCATCATGAGCTTCAACAAGTTCGTAATTATGTAATAAGCATGAATAACTATCTTCTTCCAGTTTAATTAAAACCACTACATCTTGTGGTTTAACTTCTATTGTAATCCACTTATAGTATTCCCAAACATGAATAGATTGATTTTTATTATTTCTAAAAACAGATAAATCGTTAAAGCTCCATTTTTGAGGGGTGAGAGTAATCATTTTTAAAATTAGTTATTGCCCTATGTTGAAAAACACAGGGCAATTTGATTGTTTAATTACTTGGTAATTCCTTTAAAGTATTGTGTGGAATTGTCATATTAATAGAGCTCTTTTTAGCTATTAGTGAAATATGTTTTAATACTTCACTTCCAATCATATCACTATGTAATAAGTCGGTAGCTTCCTCTAGTTTATCATCAAGTGTTTTTAGTTCTTGACCCTTTTTAGAGTTATAAAAAGCTGTCTCTGTTTCCTCTTTACATTTATCTTTGAGATAATTGTCAAGTGCATAAGTAAAACTCATGGTATCCTTGTCACCATATTTATCAAATGTTGGAAGTCTATTGTCGTAATCATCTTCCCAATTACGAGTTTGTTTCCAAGAAGTAAGACTATCTTCAATCACACCCCATTTAAGTCTTAATTTTTCTTTTAAACCCATAAGACGCTTCTCATAGTTTAGTTTGTAATCATTATATTCATTTTCAACTTTTTTAAGTTCAACAATATATTTGTCCAAACCTAATCTTTTTTTAAATGGAATATAATTTGATTGTACTTGCTTATTAATTTCCTCTTGATGTTGAGATTTAATAAGTTGTTTTTTTGTAGAAAATTTAGAAGTTAATTTTTGCTCCCAATATTCTCTGTTATCTTTGCTTATTTGTTTATTACTCATTTTATCATTTCCTTTTTTTATTGTTAGTTAATGAGTGCCCTTAATGGCTAGCTTCCAAAGGACACTCCGAGTGTTTTTAGTCATATCTGATAAAAAACACACAAAAATTTTGTTATAATTACCTATCTCTACTTATGGCAACGTGTGGACAAATTCTATTAATAAAAGTTAATAAATGCCAAACTACAATGTCATAAGGTTTCTCATTAGTTTTACAAAAATCAAATGATATATCTTGACCTGCATAAGTTTTGTCAAATGGTGTTTTAGCTTCTCGATTTAAATAAAAGTCCTCGTGACCATTATCTCCAATACCATTAAACTTAATAATATCTTCTGTGCTTTGATCTTCAATTAAATGACCAACAACAGTTTTAAGATAGCTAAATTCCTCTTTGATTTGTTTCCATTCTGTATCTGTAAAGTCGTTGTATTTATGCCAGTAGTTAGTGTAGCCCATTTTATTTTGCTCCTTTTTTAATTGTTAATTTATACATATCCCACTTAAATAAGATATATTTAACAATAAGTCAAGGCTTATTTTATACCCAAAAAGGCAATTAAAATAATGATTATTAATGTGGGTAAGGGGTAAAATACTATTAATCTTACTAAAAAAGCTAAAAAATTATCCATAGCAACAAAGATAATATTAAAAAAAATTAATACAAGATTAAACTTTTATTTTTCTAATTGATTGAATTACTGAAGTTGGAATAATTGTAGTATTACCAATATTATCAAATGTTGGCTTTTCTTTTGTTTCAATATAATCAGTAAATATTCTTGTAATACCTTTTGATTGAGATAACAGATATCCTTTTGAAACACACACAGGTAATTTTTGATTTTTTAAATCTTTGGTGCTACTCCAACCTGCGTCACCCTCAATATCAAGCCACTTTATTTCAACATAGGGATAATCTAAAATATTATTTCCTAAATTTTTAAAATTAAAATTTAAAATTTTTGTTTTTTGTATTTTTTTAGTTTTCATAATTCCCACATATCACTTCAAAGTTTTGAAAATATTTTCCACATATCACTTCAAAGTTTTCATTTTTTTACTTTAAATTCGTTTTCATAAGTAATGTCTGTTCCATGGTCCTTAAAATTTTTATAAACTCTTTTATTATCCTCTGTAAGAATTGATACAATACCCACTGATGTTTGTAGATGTTGGTTGTGAATTTCATTAAAGACAACCATAAAATCCCCACCATCAAGTAATTTTTTCTGGCGTAACGTCAATGATATTTTTGGCTTCTCCAATTTTACCTTCAAGTTCGGATAACCGTTTCTCAAGTTGTTCACGACTCATACCCTCCAATCCAACATGGGTTACTTCTTTTTTATCTACAAAAAATCCTGCCATTTGTCCACTACGATACTCTGCATTTACAGCTACAGAAAATTGTTTTTTATCCTCTGCTTTTTTACTTAGTGTCTCAAATCTTTTATATTTCTTAAGCTTGTCCCCTTCGTGTTTTTTTAATTCCTGGTTATATTTCATTTCCATATAACGCACTACATGAGGATTTTTATTTGGATCAGTTAATCTACTTGCAATTTCTGTCGGTCCTTCTTTTTTAATAGATTGGTAACCAGCCCGAGTGGCTGCTTCAGTTTTGGAGATCTCCCCCCAATTACTAACATATATATCTACAAAGGCCTTTTGCTTCAATGTGAGCTCAGATGTTGATTTCAAAGTATTTTTTCTTTTAGTCATCTTGACCTGTTATATCATAAATTTTTTCCTAATACTCTTTCTTACAAACTTTTTTATTTTTATTTTTAAGCAGAAAATGGCCTCAAGCAGTGTATTTTCCTAGAACTACTAGGAATTTTCCTAGTGTTTTCCTAGTGTGTTTTGCTCTAGAAGTGTTGTGTTTCAATGTTTTTCCTAGTTTCCTAGAGAAAAACCCTTACAAACTTTTTTTTATTTTTTTTTTTCTAAGGAAGTGTACTAGGAAACGAGCCCCGTGAACCGTGGTACTTGGTAATTGATACCAGGTTAACGTACCATTGACCCAGATAAAAGATTGACGGATCCTGGCCAATGCCTTAAAGTTATTTTGAGTAATGTTTGTTATCATTTTCATTACCTCAATTGTTAGTTAACTTAGGCTCACGTTTTTGAATTCCTTTCTAGTGGGCCTAAGTTTTATTATGAGAAATCTTTTCGAAACATTAATTGATGTCGGCTCAGGGTTATTACTCTCAACCTTAGTGCAGCTCTACATATTTCCATTTTTCGATATGTATCCAACCGTATGGGAAAGCTTCCATATTGCAGTAATATTTACAGCTATTTCAATTTGCAGATCTTGGTTTTGGAGAACATTTTTTAGACGAAAAAAAACTTGATTTTAAATTAAAATTTTATATATTTTACTTATCATATAACTTTGCTTATGTGTTTGCAGACCTGCAGTTATAGAGATTGCTCCCTAGACTGCAGGTTAAATTTCAATTTCTAAATCCTTTTTAAAATTATCAACATAAACATTATCAGCGTCCATTATTTGTCTACGCTTATTTTCAACATTACGTCTTAATTCTTTACGGGCATCAGCATCAGTTTCAATTTTAAGTCTTTGAAATAACTTATCATATTCATACCAAAGAAAATGTTTTCTTTTAAATTTGATATCTCCGTTCTTTAAAGCTTTGTAATACCGGTACCTAACATTGTCTGGTTCCCATCCTGCCCACCAACAGATCTGTTCAAAATCTTTAGAGGTTGCTATCCAATAATGTGCATCGGTTTTATGAAGTGAAGCTTTACGATCTGCACTCAGAGCTCTAGTATCTTCAAACGCATTTAAAATGACATGCCTCCATAACTTCTGTTCATTGCATACATGATTTTCTGCAACAATATCGGCAGTTATTTTAATGCCCATAAGTTTTAATAAGTCTACTGAGTAGAGCACGATAATGGCCTTTCGATTTTTTAAAGTTTAATCGAGTGGCGACCTCAAAGTGTTCGTGTACATCATCAATCAAAGTTGTGATGGCTGCGCCTTCTAAGTTTTCTTCACTAATATGTTCAGAGATATCTCTAAAATCCAATTGTGATTCTGCTTTAGTGTAGTTATCTGCCATCATTCGTAGCGTCCTCTCTACTAAAATCTTTAAATTGTATTACGTTGTCTTTGTATTTTACTTTCGTTTTCTTAGTTATCTTCTTATGAATCTTATCAGCTTTGTGTATAAAAAATAAATCGTTTGAGTCTTCCAGGAATCTAGCATCCATATCGGTGTAACCATAGTTAACCCCATGGAGCATAGCAAAGATTACAGATTGTAGTTTGCTATATTCTTTTTCATTAAATTTTTTAGCAGCACTAACTAATACTTTTGTTAGATCAGTGATACCATCCGTTTTGTCTGCCATTAATATAATCCCACGCTACTTTAAATAATAATACTTGTTCTGCTTCTGATGATGAGCCGTGAGTCGTGTTTCCTGATCCGTTGCAAATGATACAAGATACAAACGATTTGTTTGAAGTCATGATACGACCCGTTCCTTTACAGTCGGTACATATCTTGTAGTTGCGTTTAAGTTTAGTCATATAAAAAAATTACCTTGATGGCAAGTACTTATTATAAACTAATCAGTGTCGTGGGTACAAGGGAGGTAGAAAATTATTTCATAATAGGTTCAAAGATATCATCCTCTAATTCAGGTTCTTGATTACTAAGTTGTTGTAATCTTCTTAATGCAGTTAACTCAGTGTGCGCCATATTCTTTTCCTCGACACAAAACCTTACTCTTTTTTCACAAAAATCTTTTAAGTTTAATAAAATAGCTTCTGGGTCATCTTTCACAAAAGGATTGTTAGTCATTCGAATAATCTCAGAACAAAAAATTTCAACTGCTCGACTACCGGCTATGTAATTATTTAATTTACCAATCTGTATTGTATTTTTAAATTTTCTATTTTTATTGTAGTTAAATTTTAATCTGTCGAATTCTTTTTTCATATAATTATTTTTTACGTCTAAGGTATCTTTTTAAAATATAATTAATTAAGTCTAAAGCTTTAGAAGATTGTTCGTATCTCAAGAACATCATTCTCCAGGTAGGTCTTATCTTCATTCTATGTCTAACAAATTTATCTCTTTCACGTGCTAACTGTTCTCTCTTCTCAAAAGCTTTCCATCTTTTACCTAGAGGGTTGCAGTTTTCCCATTGGTCCACTGCAACAGAATTAACATCTAACCATTTACCATGGCGTTTCATTGCGTTTACCTTTAATAAATTTATTTTCATTAATTTAATTTATTAGTATTTTTTGCATGACACAATTCTAAAAATTCATCTGGGTCCATATACTCTAATTTATGTTCTTCTTCCTTTTTAACATTTTTCAAAGTAGGAGATAAATTTTTTATACCAAATAACTCATCTGCACCTGTCTGAAGTATTTGTCTCATGATACTTGGATGTTTCATTTTACGCTGTGCCTTAGCTATAATTTGACCTACTCTTGCTCTACTTACATTAAATTTTTTTGCTATCTCTTCTCCACTATGCTCAACACCGTAATCAAAACCAAATTTCATTTTAAGCATAGCAGCTTCTCTAGGTTCAAGACCCATCTCAATAGCATAACGTATTCTATTTTTAGCTTGTTGCTCCATAAGTTTTTGTTCTTGGTTTTTTGTTGGATTAATAATTTTTTTAAGTTCTTGTTCTTTGACTTTAATTTCAAAAGATCTTTTATTAAAGCCTTGTATCTGTCTTGAAGTAAAACAATCTTCTAAAGTTACATTAAGAACTTCTAACATTTGACGGCAGGCTGTAACCATTAAACCGTTTTCAGTAAAAGGTTTTACCTTACCTGCTATTAGTTCTGTTAGTTGTTGATAAGCGATTTTGTGTGAGTGACAAAAACTCCTGACACTAACAAATCCACTGTCTTCAATTAGTTTTAATATTCGTTCGTTTCTTATTGTTATTTTAACTCTATAGTCTTTAATCATTTTTATACCTTTAAGTTGATTTGCAGAAATATTACCAAATTGGAATACCCCTGCAATAACTTTTTTTATAGGACTATCCCATATTATTTTCCAATAAACTCTTTCCTACTGGCATCTCTCATTTTCAAGAATTTAAATTTTGCAATTTTTAACATCCTGTCAAATAAAGACTCTGCTTTAAATGTCTTTACAACATTCATTATTTTACCATTCACTATAAATGTAAGTGTGTTGTTAGCATGATCCAGTTCTATAGTGAACAATTCTTTAGCTTTGATTCTAGTGTCAACTCTTTTTAGATCGTTCTCTGTCATCATGACCATCTCCGTTTAATAATTTTTTTCTAAAACTTTCAACAGTTGTTTTATTTTTCTTTGCTTGATGTTCTACATAGTCATTCAATAATTTAGAGACCATAGCTCCTGGAGCTCTAAACTTTGATTTGCAAAGTGATTTTAAAATTTTATAATCAGTAGCAGGAATTGCTACTGACTTCCATTTATTGATGTCCATCTTTGACCTCCATATCAGATGTGAGTACTAAAGGTTCCATTGTTTCTGTAATACCTAAAGCATCTTTGAGTCTTTTATTCTCTTCTTTTAATTTATATATGTTTTCTTCTAGTAATTTAACGCTACTCATTAATTTATTAAATGCATTTTGCATTCTAAGTAATGAATTTAATTCACCTTCAGGTTTTTGACCTAACGGTAAAACATCAGGTGTAGTAGACGGTTCAATAACTTCTCTACCACCTTTTGGTTCAAACATAATTGCCATTTTTTATCCTCCATTGTAGGTTTGTTTTTATTATGGTATCTTAAATATATGGGATGTAATTTAGAAGTCAATGAAAATAATTTTAATAATTTATGTGTGTTCAGTAGTTAGTAATAACTGCATGCCTCCTATAGAATTTAAAATTCCTTACAAAGACTCATTCGATTGCTATATAGATGGCTACAAAAAATCAGTAGACTTACTTGAAGAAATGGGTAGAGATGAAGTAAATACATATGAGATTTATACAAAATTTACTTGTAAAGAATTATTAGAAACTTAATGTTAATAAAATTTATACTACTAACTTCATTTTGTTTAACTTACCCAAATGGAGAAACAAAGTGTGGACAATACCTCAGAGATAACCTCTCAGATGCTTCAGAGTGCAGATCTATGGCTAAGGCTATAGGTACAGCTCAAAAACGTAAGATCGAAGAATTAGGGGGCTCTATGGCCTCTTATGATGTATTTTGTTATGCTATTGACATCCAAGGCATGGATATTGACCAAAGCTTTGAAATATCCTATAATATCTTATGACAGCTTATCGTATCAGAGCATACATGGGAGGTTTGCAAGTAGACCAAGTAGTTGAAGCAACCGATTGCAAAGAAGCGATATTAAAAGTGTCTGAACAAGTGGAGGATGGTAGTGCCGAAGTTATCAATGATGGCTTCACCGGTAATAAAAGACTCCACGTAACATACGAGGAGATCGTAGATGTTAAGTAAAGAAAAATTGGAGCTACTTAAAAAGCTTCAACATAAAGAGCATGCTTGGTCAGCTAGTCTTATGACTCATGGTGGTTGTACTACTGATATGTTGGCAACTGAGAGTGAAATAAAATCTCTTAGAAATCAATTAAAGTATCAAGATGTTCAAGAAAATTTAGCTGCAGTAGGCTAATTTTTTTTAAGTTTTAAAAAACTAAACTTTTTTCCTAGGGATTCTTTCGGCTTAATAAACTCATAGTGGTTTATAATTTTTAATAGTCTTTCTCTTTTTACAGTAGCGTACGGTAAAAATAATTTTGCAAGGTATAATGCTTTTTGATGTGAGCATCTCCATCTCCACTGATCTACTTTACCTAATGATCCTTTACCAATACCTTTGAAATGAATACTTCCAACTTTAACAATATCATAAAAATTTTTAATGCAATCTAAATCTGTCATTGCAACTTCCATTGCAACATTCCATTTTAAATAAGTCTTACCGTTTGGTTTATTACATTTATATTGTGCATAATTAATGTTACCTTCACCATCAAATAATCCTGCTGCATAAGCTATTAAGTCCTTGTTATCATGAGGAAAATTTCTATTTAGCATCTCCCCAACTCTTTCCAAGTCCGACATCAACTACTGAAGGAACTTTAAAATCAATTGATTTTTCCATAATAGATTTTATTTTATCTGCATGAGCATCGTCTTTGATATTAAAACAAAGTTCATCATGTATCTGAAGCATAGGTAAATGTCCTGCATTGTAACAATCTAACATTGATTGTTTTGTTTGATCAGCTGAGGATCCTTGAATTAATCTATTCAAAGCTTTGTAAGTAAAGGCTCTTTTAATATTATTTCTACCATACTTAGCAACTGCGTCTTCAAACTTTTCTGCTTGATGAAGTCCAAAGTCTCTAGTCTCCCATTTATCAAATCTACACTTCCTGCCTTTTTTAGTTCTGATCACACCCTTCTCATCTGCTGCTAACTTACATCTGTCAGAAAGTTTTCTAATAAAAGGAACCTTCTTATTATATTTTACAATCAATTCATCTGCTTCATCTTTAGTAACCCCTAAAGACAATGCTAATTTATTCTTACCCATTCCATACATGATACCAAGACCAATTGTTTTAGCTTGAGTTCTTTCAATACCTACAAGATCTGCAACCGTTTGATGAAAGTCTGCATCATCATTCTTATAGGCCTCTACTAATTCTTGTGCCCCCTCATAACCATTGTCTCCAATAGATGCTGCATAGTGAACCGTCATTCGTGGTTCTTGTTGCGAGTAGTCAAATGAGCCCCATTGATAGCCTTCTTCCGGTATAAATAGAGACCTTATCTTAGGTCCTAGTTCCTTGTTTCTGGCTGGCACTTGTTGTAAATTAGGGTTACTCATTGATAATCTTCCAGATACTGTACCACCTAAATCAGATCTAAGTTGTTGTATCTCTCCATGGATTCTACCTTTAACCTGGTACCTTAGGATAGAAGATAAAAATGTGCTATGAAATTTATTGATCTCTCTTGCACTCACAATAAGTTGTGCTATTTTGTTCTTATTATTTATCAACCAATTTTGTGTAAAGGAAGGTTCGTTTGTTTTTTCAGTTCTTGGATAATCTAACTTCATTTTGTCGAAAGCTTTGGCAATATGGCGTGGTGCCCAAATGTCTACTTCTGTTCCTGATTCTTTTTGTATGGCCTCCAGTAATTCTTTTTCTTGGGTCATCATTTCTTTTTTTAATTTTTCAGCTGATTCCACTTGGACTCTCACACCTCGTTGACGCATTTTTATCAACACCGGAATTAGTTGCTGCTCAAGATCCCAAACTGTTTCTAGACTTTGTGTTCTTATCTCTTGTTTAAATCTCTGCCATAACTTTAATGTAAGCACTGCATCTTGTTCTGCATAGTAACCAACATGTTCTGCAGGTAACTTCCACATCTCTGCTTTAGGATCTATACCATGTGCTGCGGCTGCTTCTCTTAATTCTGTTTCTGCTTTTATCTCACCTAGATAATCTACTGACAAACTATTTAAATTATATTGAAATCTATTTTCATCTATTAATGCTGCTGCTATCATTGTATCTATGATTGGTCCGTTGACCGTGACCCCTGATGCTTCTAACCAACCTACATCGTACTGAGCATTATGAAATACTTTAGCACAAGGAAGTGCACATACATCCTTCATATATTTTTTTACTTGTTCAGGTATCATGTTACCACCACCTAAATGACCAAACGGAAAGTATCCTTGCCATCCATCAACGGCTACTGCAAAACCTACAATCTCTCCTTTACCTAAAGCCCAACCAGCTCCAAGCTTTTCATTAATACCATCATCTCTAGTTTCTAAGTCAATTGCTATCTCCGTTGCACCAGATAGATCTTTATATTCTGATGGCGTGTTCCACATTGATTTCTTAAATGTTAGGGTAAGTTGTAGTCCGTTCATATAATTTACTTTTGTTTTGTTTTAATGATCTTAAAAATTTAAGTTCTTTATTTCGTTTATCTAAAATAGCTTCATTCAAATTGTTCTGATAAATACCTGCATCTACTAAAATACTATCTTTACTTGCATTGTGGATTACAGACTTAGGTAACCATATACAATAACCATTCTCTAATTTTATACGAATAGCTTTTCTAGTTTGTGTTACTAACACATAGTTTCTAATTGCTCTCATTTACAAATCTTTTATGTACCTTCTTAATAAATTGTTTAACAGCACAGGGACCACAATAATAAATTTTATTCTCTATTATGACTGCATCCTTATCACACTTACTACACTTTATTTTTTTTTTCATCTTTCAAATGTTGTTTCTCTAATTCACAGTAATGAATAATCTTATCTATATCTTCTATTGTTTTACCTTTGAATAAGTATCTGCATACATATTTAATTACATTTGCTTGAAAAGGATTAAGACCATTCTTTCTTATAAAAGTCCATGGTTGAATAATAAACGATTGGTAGTGAGATCCTCCAATTTGTTTTTCATCAGCATCTTTAGCTTCATCAAAAATTCCGTTATTTGTCATTTTTCTCCTGGACATAAATTAAATAGTCTGACCCAATTGGGTAGTTAAACTTATAGTCTGTTCTTAATAAATGTAAAGTTTTTCTTGCTCTTGTTGCACCGGTGTACCAAACCTTACGTTCATCACTTTTTTCTTGTTTGTTTTTATTTGCATAGTCAGATGGATAATTACCTTTACTATAAAGTACAACATGATTTGCTTCACCACCTTTAACACTATGTATTGTATCTATTGTTATTAATGGATCCTTATCTAATTCTTTTTGTCCATATCTTCTTAATAATCTTATAAAGTGTCTTACTTGTCTTGGTTTAAAATTTCTTCTTAATATCCAATACCAAGGTTTATTTTTTTGTGTGTCTTCTAATGTTAGACCACACCATTCTTTTAAAGTTTGAAAGTCATACTCTCTTAGGTCTGGTTCGTTCCTCCAAAATTTATCCAATCTAAATGCAGGGTCATCAAGTTCTCTTATATACTTAACCATATTACGTGCTGCTCTCTTATCTATTTTTTTATTCATACTAATAGTTGTCCAAGCTTTAATAGCTTCCCATTGCTTCTGATCAAAACACTTGGT